TTGAAAATCTTCAGTAGCACGGAAGAATCGGCTTACATATCGGATAGATAAAGCAAAGTTAGAACGGATATTAGGATTATCCACAAACTCTAATACAGAATCAGTAGCCATATTAACTGCAATGTTACTTACAGTTTTATCTGCCATCTCATCGGCCCTTTTTCTAGCCTCTCCAGGTTCTAAATAAGGCTTAGCATCTAAGATTGCGTTATAATGGCGGTCAGATAACATCTTTTCATAAGGTTTTAAATCGTCAAAGGCTTTATTGATAGCCACACGCATTGCTGGTAAACGGAAAAAACCTGTTACTTGACGGTCCATCATTTCCAAAACTTTATCTGGAAACTTCGTATACATTTTTTCAAGAGTACCTAAGTCTTCTTTAAGATTGTCTAAATCAACAACCTTTCCATTTCCTACCAAACGAGTATTTATGTAGCCAGAAAAAGGACGCTTGCCTACAGTAGCCTCATCAAACTCTTTCCAGGTAAGATTATTAGCAGCACGGGACCAAGCATTAGCAACAGGTTTCTTCTGACGGCTAGCGGCTCTAATAACCTCCGCATATTTCTTCTGCATTAATTGCCATAGGTCTTCGTTAAACCCATCAGCACTACCGTGGAAAGCAAAACGCATATCGTTCAACATACGTTCTGCATAAATACGTGCTATCTCTGGGTCTGATATACCTTGTTGACGGAAATATACAGTTTCACCAAAATTAGACAGCGCTGCTTGTAATTTTTTAGCATCCAATATGTCATACATAGCAGTTGCTTCGTTATACGTAGCACCCATCTGTTCCATAAGTTCAGTTCGTGCGCTAGTAAAATTACTGCTTGGCTTCATAGAGCCAAAGAAGTCATCGTTTTTTAAACCATTGTTTTTATAAAATACACTTACTGGGTCAAGATAATCATTGCCAATTAATTTAATTTGATTAAAACCAAAACGAACAGCAAAGTTATCCCACATAGAAATGCCAAGTTCTAGTTCGCTCATTTTCTTTATCTCTTTAGGAGTATAAAGTCCTGAACGTTCTAGTCCTAGTTCTTTAATAAACAAAGTTAACTGGTCTACATCAAAAATAGAGTCAAAGAAATCTCTATCCATTCTGCCAGCAATTAAATCACGAGCACCCATAGATGCTGTTGTAGCCTCTGCAAAGTTAGGATTATTACGCATTACGCGTTTCCAATTATCCCATTCTGAACCATCTACTTTAAGTATTTGTTCTACACGAGAAATAATTGCTTCTTTAATAAATGATGGTTGTATTTCGGACATAGGAACTTCATAGCCAACATCTTTAGATATGCTAGCCCTAAGTTCTTCTAGCACATTAGCAAGTTGTGGTTGCGTTAAAATTTGTCTTGGGTCTATTGACCGACCATCTACTTTGATGCCTGCTTTTTTTGCTAACCAATACATAGACCCTTTCCAAGGGCCAATAGCATCACTACTACCAGTGACAGCCTGCATACCTTTAATATCTTTTTGGAATTTGCTAGCAACTAAATCAAGTATGTCGCTAAGCGGTTTTGTCATATAATAAAAGAAACCTTCATCCACATTGGTTCTAATACCCAAACGCGGGGCTAATGTATAGGCTGCCCAGTTAGTATTATAAATACCAGCAAAACGACTTCTTGATGCTCCATTAAATAATAAAAGAAAGTTTTTTACTGGAGTGGCTTTATTCAACTTATCTAAATTGGCTCTAGATGACAATTGATAAATTAAATCAAATGGTAATTGTTTAATACCTTTGCGAAGTTGCGATGGTTCAATAGCACCAGTAGCAGCAAGTGTTGGTGTGCCATTCATAAAATTAACTGCCATTGGATGCATCTGAGATGCAATGTTAGCCGCAAGCGGCATATCCATAATTGGAGTAAAACCAGCCTGACCATTGTATGTATCTTGAAGAATCTTTTGAATATCTTCTTCTGGAACATTTAGTCTTTTCATAAATGCATATTGCATATTACGAACAGCCGTTAATTGAATATCTAAAGGTTCATCTAAAAGCATTATAGTTACAGCATTAGCAATATTCTTAGGCAAAACTAAATTAGCAGTATTGCGAATATTGTCTGCTGTTTCAATAGCATTTTCGCCAAACTTAATAGGACCAGGAATTCTACTAGCAGAAGTTCCTAATTTTAAAGCAATCCTACGGGCTTTACCGACATCTGCTTGTAGTTCAAACAAATCATCAATTGCAGGATTAAGAAGATTGTTTTCTTCATCAGCAACCTTTGTAATAATAGACAAAGCCCTTACTGCTTCTGCATCGCCTTTTTCTAAAATCTCTTTAGTTGTTATATCAATTTCACTAGAAGGATTAAAAACTGCATAGGCTACACGGTGCATAGCAGAAGTAAGGGTTCTGCTTTTACGGGCATAAGATATACCATTACGGCGGAATGATATTCCATTGACTCTACCGTTGAGCATAAGATTAGCATCATCTACTTTAGTAAAAAATTCCTTTGCACTAGCAGCATCAAAGGCTTTAATCTCACCAGTAGTAAGAGTCTTTATAACAGACTCGTTATACCATTCTGGAAAATCAAATTTAATAGACTCAAGAACAGAAGCCTTAGCAGTCGGAGACTTAGCCTCAGCATAAGACTTTAGTCTTGGCCCTAGTTGGTCATCCCAAAGAGTTTTAATTTCTGGCTCATTAAACAACCACGCATAACCTTCTTCAACGCCTTTGCGTTCAGACACAAATTTAAATTGTTCAGCAAGACGTTGACCTTTAGTTTTTAAGGCTGCTTGTTGAAATGCTTCACGAACTCCAACACGAATACCGCCTACTCCTTTAGCAAGAGTCTTGGCTATTGCTGGAATACCTAAACCATAATAAGTTAAAGGGTCTATAAAAACAGTATAAAAAGCATCTATAGCGCCAGAGTATCTTTTTTTAACTTTTAATTCTTCTTCTCTAAGAAGTAATTTACCGCGCTTGCTATCAGGAGATACACCTGGAGGTAAAACAATTCTTGGTTGTGTACCAAGTAATCTTTGTGCTACTCCTTGCCAATAGTTACCTTCAACTACTTTACCAATTGAACCAAATGGTTCAACCGCATCACGACCAGGAGAAATTTGAGCATCAATTTTTAGTCCATCTTTAATAACATTAAATTCTCGTTCTTTATCAAACATAAATACAACTGCAGCCATAATTTCTGGGTCTTCAGCATTGCCAAATAACTCAATAGATTCGCCAATAGTTCTACCTTCAGCAATACCTCTAGCCAAAGTAGTAAGCGCTACACCGTAGCGCTGTTCATACATATCTACTTTGTCCCACTTCCAGTTATTTTTACCATCATAAACATCTTTTAAGATGCCAGGATTAAAATCTGGACGTTTAACTACAGGTAAATTTAACGCTCTTGCTTTAGCCGCTTCTTCGTTTTGACGCTTTAAGGAATAAGGAGTTTTAGTTCCTTTTTCCCATTGTTCTAGTTTTTCAAGCGCAGCCATAATTGGACTTGTTATTAATTTAATAGGAGCAAAAACAGTAGTTTTAGTAGCAAACTCAACAAACTCTCTTATTGCGCTTTTTTCAGGTTCAAACACTTTTTGGTCAGGAAAAAACAAACGTATATTTTCTTGAACCTTTGGGTCTAAATCTAAAAATTTAACACGAGCAGCAGTATCACTTAACTTTAATAAATCTTGACCTTTTTTATATTGCTTGCTCATCTGGTTTAAAAATTTAGCCTGTTGTGTTGATAGCCCAGAAATACGTGCAGCATTATAAAGATTAGGGCTAAGTTCGGCTACAGTAGGGTCAATTATCTCTGGCACTATCCAAGACCCTTTTCAAGCATAGACTGAAAAATTAAATCAGTTTCACCAGTTGGGTCATTTTGTGCAATTTGTCTTAGTACACTTAAAACAGTTGGTTGTGTATTTTTAGGAAGATTAATAACTTCTGAACCAGAACCTGGACCCAAATCTATACCTGAAGTAATAGGTTGATTAGGAAGATTAGTAGGTGCAAGCAACTCGGTAATTGGAACCATAGCAGTGTCATTAATAGCAGCCATAGGAGCAGCAGTTTGCTGCTCATAGGTAGCCTGACCTTGTCCGTATGGCAAACCAGAAATATATCTAGCGGGTTGATTAGAAACATTTAAATCTGTTCGCTTAGACATAGACCCAATGCCAGAAACTTCTTCTCTAATTTCCACTAGTCTTCGTCCTCTTCATCTAGATATTTTTTTAATTCTTCTTCGCTAGGCGCTTTATACGCTACCCAACTTGGGTAAGAAGATTTTTCCATTACAAAACTTAATGCTAACTCGCTGCTAAATCCTGCCTTAAGTAAAGACTTATAGTATTCATTAAGCCAGATGCAATACATTTCTAACTCTGTATATTCTTCATTTGCTACAGTACGCGGTTTACGTGTGCGCTGTGGTTTCTTTTTCCGCGGTGCCATAGTTACCTCCGTATAGCGGTTCTTGCGCTAGCGCTTGCCTGTCCACCTGCCGTTAAACTAGATAACAAAGTTTGTAGTGATGGTGCAGCAGGAGCGCCTCCTACTGGCGCAGCGGGAGCAGGGGACGTTTGCTCAACCTGAGGGGCACCAGCAGGAGGTAATTCTGGAGCGAAGACTTCTTCAACAGCGTCTTCAATTGCTACGCCTTTCTGGCGTGATTTAATAACATCAGCAATTTTCTTAATTACCATTGATGGGTCTGCACCTTGGATAGCCATCTGTGGGATGGCTTGAGTATAGGCTTGCAGAGATTGAACTAACGACTTACGCATATTTTCAATTTCAATTTTTTCTTGCTCTTGAGTTACGTTAATACCAAATGGTAATTCACGCATAGCAAGGTCTGTTGAAATCAAACCGCCACCTAATGCTTGTAGCATAAAGATAAGACCCTGTGCTGGGTTAAGACCTGCCAACATTCCATAACGGACATCGGCTGAGTAGTCTTTCTTAATATCCTTACTAGGTTTGTAGGTAATCTGGTATGGGCTACCAGCATCTACACCACGGATAGTCTTTTCATAATCAAAGAATCTTTCATCAACTTCAAAGCATACGGAAATAACATCGCGTAGCGCTGAAGCAAAAATAGCCTGAGCAGACTTGACCTGTGTGTCAAAGCCTCCCATAAGTGCCTGCACACCTTGTCCCGTGATGATGCTGGCATCAATGTTTCCAGTACGTCCCTCTGGATAACGTGTTCCCGTTCTTAGTTCTTGCTGTAGTAAAGCCTGTTCAGTAAATGCTCCAGGTGGAATATTTAAATCAACACGGCGAACACCAGCAGGGTTAGCGGTGCGAATAACAGCATCGCCACCCATTTCAAGTTCATTGACATCTGAAGGTAGAACAATTGGTGCTTGCACGGACTTCTCCGCTGCTTCCATCGCAAGTAATGCGAACCTATTGCGAAGCAACTGAATACCGAGCACGTCATCAAACTGACCACGCATCTCATCATCAATAGATGGTCTCTTAGCAACAACAACCATCATCTTGCCAATAGGGTTCTTGGCGTGAGATAGCAATAGGTTATTGCGCTCAGGAACATATAACACAGACTGCTCGCTATCGTAATAGCGAACAATTTCAATCTGTGCTGTCATATCAGACTTGTACATTTCTTTGCCAAGTAAGATATTTGCGTACTCAGGGAACT